GGATATTTTATATTTGGAGCAGCATATCTGCATGAGATGTTACTAGGTTTTCCTTCAATGACCCGAGCATAAGAGCAATTCTGGCATCTTTGTTCTTCTGGATAAGGTCTTATTTCCATAATCAATTAATTAGTACAAGTATTATAGCACATGTTACCCGGCTTGTCAAGTCTGTCAGAGCATGATGCCTAGATCATGTTGAGCAATTAGGAACTCCTTAACTAGTCCAGAGCGTACACAATCTTCAATGCTGAATTCAACTGTTTCAAAAGAAGGCATCTTATCTATGATCTTCATAAAATCAGATAAGCCTTTTTTATCATTTTCATTCCTTAGATCAGTTTGAACGCCATCACCAACAAAGAAAATCTTGCAATCTTCACCAATGCGGGTAATTACAGTAGAGAGCAAATGACCATTTAGATTTTGAAACTCATCTACAATCAGAATACAATTATCAAATGTTGCGCCACGTAAAAAACTAACGCAACAAAAATCTATAATCTTTTCAGACTTCAGCTTACCATAGAGCATTTCATATTCTTCATCGGTTGGAAGATCAAACATCTTCTTTACGATGTGCTTATAGGGAGACTCAAATGGAGCAATCTTTGATTCTAGGCTACCGCTAAGGAATCCTAGCTCATAGGATTGCACCATATTTTTTAATATAATTATCTTATCATAAGGTGTTGCTGGATCTAAAACTTCCTTAATAGCCTTGTAAAGAATAACCATCGTCTTGCCAGTGCCAGCAGCACCATGAGCAACAATATTTTTACCTTCATCATAATAATCAAACAGTTTTTGTTGATTATCAGTTAAAGGATAAATGTCTAATAGAAAGTCTGTGCTAACAAAACTGCGGCGTTTTTGTTGACGTGGTTGATATGATGGATTTGATTTTTTACGCATTTAGAGTTGAATTTGTGATTTACTTCCGCCTGATTTCTTGACTTTTTTGAGCACTTCACCCCAACTTGGGTGAGCCTTGATGATCTTATCTTGTAGCTCCCCTGTCTCTCCCGAGGAAGGAACAGTAGAAGGATCAGACCAATCTCGTATCCACTGAGAATTCTCTTTTTTGAATGTTTCCCACTCATCAAGAGTGAGTTTTATTTCTTTTTGTTCTCCTGTTTCTGTATTGACTATTGGGTATACTGGCATTTTAATTTTCTATTAGTAAACTTGGTGCATCATCAAATTCTGAACAATCGGCTAAGCGATCAAACTCAGGATGATCTTTAAGATACTCTTCTAGCTCTTCTTCAGATAAAAGTATCTTAAAGACTGTTCCTGTATTATGATCTTTTAGACAAAAAGATTTCATTTAATTAGGTGGTCATTCCTCATCTACTTAGTATGTCAATTACCAAATAGAAGATCCCAAATACTTCTTTTTTTCTTTATTTGTCTACTAGCAAATGGCTTAATAATAAAATTACCTACAGGTAATTCAACTTTAAGATTGTTGCTTCTGTCCCACTTGCTAAATTGATTGACAAATTTTTTATAGGAGTTGCTATCACTCATTATTAGTCGCAACTCCTTTGAAATTACTCCTTTCATTAGGGACTCAGTTTAGCACGGTGTAACCGTTTTTCTTCGTAATATCCCCAGACGTTAGGCGCCCATTTTTGAAGTTCAGGTGCAATTTGTTCGCACAATGCTTGAATCTCTAATTGAGCATCCATCTTGGCGCGAAGATCTAAAATATGAAGTATAGAACGAAGGTTAGCGGATAGTACAAAGTTCTGGCGAATTGCCTGAGGAAGATAATCTCTAATGTGCTCTTCGCACATACCTTGTTCATAATAATCGGCATACTCTTCGCACTCACTCAGAATCCGGCCAATTTTGTGCTGGCGGTGTTCTTCGGTCCAATCATACTTCTTGCCCTTGCGATTGGTATAAAATCCTGCAGGACGAATGTAAAAAACATCTTCTACATCAAGTTCACGATTGGCAACTTTTACAACACGCTTTCCGGTATAACGCTGTGACTGAACATCAAATGTTACACCAACTCTATGGGTTCGGGCCTGAACCATAACACTATGAACATATCCAGAAACCGAAAACGTAATTCCCGGATGCTCTACTGGTCCCCAATGTCCTCTTTCATTACTCAGAAGTTGATCCACGATCCATTCACCACACTTAGATGGACTGGGAATTTCTTGATGATGAATAGGAGTTTCTGAATAATCACACTTCCCTGCCTGATAAATTACTTGCTCAGGAATAGGATAACATTGGAGTTTTACTGCCTCAAGGCGAGGATCTAGTTGTAACAGATCTTTTGCTCTAATTGGCTTCATTCAGCATCCTCCCATACATCGGTTTGTTTATGTAGTTTACGTACTTTCTTCAATTCTTTCATAAGAGACTTAATCTCTTTGTATGCCGTATCAGCATCAATCTTGTCACCAATCTCTAAAGAAATAATCGTTTCTACTCTAGTCTTAAAGTAGAACAATTCTTTTTCAAAATCAGTCAAATCATAAAACCCCACAATTATTCCTCCACGTAATAATCAGGCTCCGGTTCATCTTCTTGCATTTTACCAATAAGCTCCCTTAGGCTAATGGTATTATTTGATTGTTCTTGTATTTCTTCTTTTTCTTCTGTATTACCTAATTCTAGCTTAAGGATCTTCAGCGTTGCCTCTAAGCTTTCTATCAGAAGTCGGACTCTTTCTTCGTTCATCCTGGATCGTATTATAGCAGAAAGGGAGCCCTGTGGTGGACTCCCTGTGGCAGTTAACTAACCGTCTACTCAGACAGTTGGTTCTTCTGCCGGTAGTTGCGCTTCGGCAGCAGCCAGAGCAGTCTCAAGGGCAGCATCTTCAGTTGTATCTGCGTCAACCAGGGCCTGTAGACGAGCAGCCTCAGCAGTAGCCGTTGCAGCAACTTCACGGGCGGCAGCAGCTTCAGCCTGAGCGGCGGCCACGGTTTCGTCATCAGCAGCGGCATCCGCAAGGGCAACTACTAGTCGCTCTTGAAGTTGAGCAACTTGATCTAGAAGATTTTGGCGCTCACCTTGATAGTAGGCAAGGACACGGGAAAGACGGGAAGCAAAGTTAGCCATAAGATTTTTAATCCTCAAAAATAGTTTACACATTGATCTGCAGTTGAACTGCAATGTATTTAACGCTGAACAAACTTAAGGTCATGGTGTGTTGCACCCATCTTCTCAACAATGTATAGGCACCCAACTACAGGATCAACTGATGAACACGTATAAACATCTGCATATGCAGTACCGCATTCAGGACAAGTATGAATAGAAATATGCGACTCTGCGAGCAATAAAATAGAAGTAACACCTTGCGGTTGAAACTTATGGGATACTGTATTGAGTATCGTTGCCTTACAAAGATTTGCAGCAATGGTCAATGTTTGAATAATTAGTTGCTCATCATCCAGTAGTTCAAATGGACAACCATATAGGTTGAGAAGATAGTGCTTTCCCATCAGATATCCGGGGGGTCTTGGGTAGCTTCTTCAATGAGCTTACTCACATAATCTTCGGTTCCATCCATTTTCTTTACCTCAAAAATAGAACTTTTAGTGTATTTTTTGATCTTTTTATATTTTTTGATCAGCTTGTTGAGTTCTTCTTTGTATACTACAACCGCAGGTTGTTTCCTAAATCCTTGGTTACTCATCGGTCCCACACCACATCAGGAAGAGCCTCACGGATAAGTTCAAAGGGGATCGGATACTTATCAGTTAGCTTTTTATCTTTGGTAAGAATAAGAATCTCGGCTTCGCGTGGGTGTAGCCCCTGAACTAGATTAATAAACATTGTTTCCCGGCGGATGCTAGATAGTCCATCATTGCCGCCACGAATAAAGTTGTAAAAATTTTGAAACTCATTACGAATAGTAGTTCGGCTGTTTGAACCGTAAGCATCTACTGGTTCTGTGCTCTTTACTTGTTTACCTACGGTGACAGAAAGAGTATCATTACCTACGTTAAGTTCTTCTAGGCCGGCATAGGGAACATCACCAGGAGGTAGAGCAGATTGAAGGCTAGTGTAATTCCAGAGCCATAGAGCGATAATACTATCGTGTCTGTATTTTTGAATAACTTCAATCTTTTTGGGTTTTGTACGTTGCTTCAGAATAAGATCAAATACTTCAAAA